CAAAATGCCCTTATATCTTCAGCAGAATCCTCAGTGTATATATACGCTTCGATATAATTAGTTGCGTTATCAGTTAAATCTTCTGTTAGATCAAGATCTATTGAAATATCACCAGACCCTATCCATAAAGTTCCAATAGTTCCTTCTACAGTACCTTCTGTATTAAGAAGAACACCATCTTTAGGAGATACTTTAATGGTTTTTCCACCATTATTAAGTGTTTCAAATCCACTTACAATATATTGGGAACTTGCTTGAAATCCTTTATTTATCTCACCTAAATATTCATATACATTAGTTTGTAATTTATTAAAATCTACAAGATCTAATCTTTGATTTGATGTAATTCTTACTTTTTTATTCCATCCCATGATTATTTTCCTTTTATATTATTTTATAAATTGTTCTTTTTAAAATAAAGGTTACCTTCTCTATATTTTCCCACAAACTGGATAATTAATTTGCCATCTGATTACAATACCAGTCGCAATGATACTCTCCACTATAGCTTGAACCTCAGCCCTAGTGCTAGGAGAAGACCCGGCTACATAAACAGGATAATCCCCGCCACCTGCTCGTGGTATAGTTGGCTCGTTCAATATTATATTTATAATCTCTCCTGCAGAGTGATCTTTTGTAAAAGTGTATCCAGGATCTAGAAGTAAGGTTGAATTATTAGGCCTTCCAATATAAGGAACAGAATATTCTATATTATTCTTTCCAAAATCAAACATTAAAAATCCAGCACTATTTGGAAGATCACTTGAATCAATTACAGATATTTGAGTATATACAAGGCCGGCTTGGATTGTTTGGTTTAAAGTAGTTGATACCTTTGTAACTGTATAATCAATATCGGTATCATATACAAATGAACCAACCCAAGGAGGCACAAGAGTTGAATCCCCATGAAGGTGAGCAGATCCTTGTAAAATTCTTCTTAATGCAGGGATTGTAGCTGGGACTCTAATAACTATTTCATTAGGATTAATTTCAGATACTTGAACTCTTAAGGAAGTAGGCTCCGTTGTTGGAAAGTTTAATGCAACATTAGCAGAACCTCCAAGAACTTGGATTGATCCTTTATTCCCTGCCACATTCGTTCTAATATTTACTTGGGTATCACTAGATACTGAAGTTGCAGTTGAATTAATTGCTACTGTGTTTATAGCAGCAGCGACTTCAAGGGCAGTGGCAGCACCACTTATTGCAAAATCCCCACTTTCAAATACTACCGAGTGATATGTGTTAAAAATAACAAACGCATTTTGAGATAAAGTAAAGGATGCAGTTGAGGTATCTAATGTAGCAACTGTTTTTGTAACTCCTGTAACTGTTGCAACTAGTTCAGAACTGTCATCATCTGAAACTGAAACTACCTGGCCTATATACATACCAGAGGTAGAAACCACTCTAATAGTATTTGCCCCATCTGTTTCTCCATCTGCTGTAAGAGATTTAGTATTGCTTTGAATTGGGGTAGATTCTGTTTTATATACTAAACATTCTCCCCCTGTTAAATTATATGGGGCATTATTAATTGTTTGAGAACTAAACCTTGAATAAGTTTCTCCATAAAACACATCTAAAACTTCTAGTATTAAACTTTTAACTTGTTTAGGGTAAAAACTTAGAAATTTAATTAATTCTCTATATTTATCATCTGATAAATTCAGCTCTAGAGGCTTAAATACTGAAACATTGTCTCCGAGAGCATCTAAATAAGACCCCGAAGCCGTTTCTACAAATATTTGTTTTTTAGCTTCATCAATTTGGGTAATTACTCGATTATCTTCTTCCGCAATAGATTCTAGAAAATTCTTCCAATATATATTGACTTCAGGTTTGAAATAACTAGGAACACTTTTTTTTATTTTATCTTTTTTATCCACTTCTAATCCTATTTATATTGAGTTAACCTACTATGACATCAACATCTGAGATTCTAACTATTTCACCATCTCCTACTGCAATATTAGAGGTTGGAGATGAAACTTCTACGTCATAAGCTCCTTCAACCCCCATTACCCTATCAATGATTTCAGAGACGATTACATCGTCGGAAACCCCTAAGTTATTTATATAATTTGAAACAGCACTTTTGATATCTTCTTGAATTGAAGATAATGAAACTCCATCAATAGTGGTGACATCCAATGTTACAGATATTCTATTAGTAGATGGTTCTTTTACCTCTACTTGAACTCCAGCGGCTTTAACTCCTGGATAAGTTATTAAATCATCTTCTTTACCATCTATTGTCCATTGAACTTTCTGCAATAAACCTGTGTAGTAAGAATAAGCATCCAATCCATATGCCAACCCTGTTGAAAAATTAAGTAAATTTCTAGGAGATATATATGCGGATTGGGCCACTGTATATGTGCTTAAATCAATAACTGCTCCGCCAGATCTAGCTGTTTCAATTGTAAATGTGTAAGGCCCTGCCCCAGTTATGCTTGTTATAAACCCATAAACAGCTGATGTATCACTGTCTTGTATTTTAACTTCTAGACCTTCCATAACCCCTGTTTTATTAGCAGCTGTAAATGTGCCACCGACTAGGCCATCTGTGGCAAAAGATAAAGATAAAGAATTTCCAGTTCCTCCAGTTACATTAACTGATCCTAAAGACCCTGCTGTTTTACTATTTATATTTACATATTTTGAGATATATTCTTCAATATTAGCTTTAAGGGACATGCCAGTAACTGTTGTACTGCTTAAGAATTTTGCAACGTTTAAAGCAGTTCTTGGAATAATTTTAAACGTTGATCCTACTTCTAGGTTAGATCCAAAATCTGCTGTAACAAATTCTGCTGTTGCTGCTGTATAACTTGAAACAATCCTCATTTTTCCAATGCTTGCTCCACTTGTTACTTTAATAAAGAATCCTGTAAAAAATTCATCCTCTGTAAATTGAGTAATTAATGAACTATCTCTAAAAGTAGTTTGAGGAGATGATAAGTCTCCTAATGTAATTGTTCCGTCATATGACAGAGTTACGTTATAAGGAGTTTCTAAATTAGAATCAATTACAATAATAACTGAGCTATCTTCTGAGAATGTATATTCACTTGCGCTATCATCCTCTTTATTTTGTGAGGTTGAATTTGAGTAATGTCCTTCAAAACTTGTGACCACTGTAGTTGGAAAATTAAAAACTGTGTTAGCTGTTCCGCCAGTTACTTGGATAGACCCTACTGATTCTTCCCATTTATTTGTCCTAATTGCTAATTTATTTTCACTATTAGGAGAGGCAAGGGCCCTTGCGCCTATTAGAGTTAAATTAATCAATGCCACTGCACTGGCCACTGTATAAGTAGCTATTGGGAAATTAATTGTTTGAGCTCCCGCCCCTTCCACTGAAATAGTTAATGTACTTGGAGCAAGTATTGAAAAATCTGAGTTTGAAGATGTTTCAACTTGGCCTCTAGAATATGGGGTACCGCAAGTAATGGTATCTTCACTTAATAGAATATCATCAAGTTCTATCTGGCCCTGAGATCTATTTAAACTATAATCATTACCAGATCCTGTTTCTGCTGTAGATGAAAAATCCAATTTATCAGTTGTTGTGGCCGGGTTGGCCGCATTTCCATTTGCCATTCCATCAATTACATATGTATCCGTTACTGAAGGAGTTCCTCCAATTGTACTAGATACAGTAATTTCTCCGATTGTTTCATCATATGCACTAATTTCTTGAGCATTTCCTGAATAAGTCCCACTAGTCATTAAAATTCTTAAACCGACTAATTGATCTGCGAATGGAAAATCATCAGGTAAAGTACTATCTCTGAATATTGTCCCATTTGTTGCGTTAGTTATTGATCCATCTCTTCCTATTTTTACAATAGATGATGAACTATTCTCTGTGTTTGAAATTAAAGATACTTTTGTGTTTGTAGAAGTAGTAACTGAAACAGCTCCTTGAACTTGGAGATTCATAGCTATTACTACATCTTCAGATTCAGTATCTGTAGATTGAAATTTAATTTCTTGATATCCTGTTCTTCCATCTATTTTTACTAACAAACTATCATTATTTACAAAAGTATAAGCTTCCCCATTCCCACTTTCTATAACGGCCGTACTACCATCCTTAGAAAGAAGAGTTCTAAAGTTTTTATAGAGAAGTAATGTAATGCTTTTTCTTAATGGAAATCCTAGGATTGCATTTGCTGTGCCTCCTGTAACCTCTATTTCTTCATTATTTAATGATTGAGATTTTAATATAATCTTAGATCCAGCTTGAGTAGTTCTTGCTTCTGCTAAGGAACTTCTTAGATTGAATATTCTAACTATGTCCTCTGAACTAACCTCAGCAGGTAAATCCCAATCGCTTGTAGCGAATGAAACTGTTTCTGGAACTCCATTTACTTCAAAAACTAAGTCCAAAGCCCCTGTCATATCAAATGTTTCAGAGTTAGAAGATAATGAAAATGCCTTTACCAATGGATAATGCTCTAATTGAAGAATTTGCTCTCCTCCTGTAGCATTTAAAATTACAGTTTCATATCCTTGACCTAGATATGTTGGTTCAAATCCAGATCCATCATCTATGTAACAAGTACTAGGCTTTCCAGTTTCATTTGTTTCAACTACTTTAGCTGAAACTACTCGAGTATTAGAATCTGAATCTTCAAGGCCTATAATAGAAGAATAAATAGATAGAGTAGTTCCTCTACTTAATCCTTGGATATGGAGTTTAATCCTATCTCTTAATTCAGAATCTGTTTCTTCATCTTCTCCACTAGTTACTTGAGCAGGGTTTACAACAATCGCTGTTGAAAAAGGTAAAGCAACAAAACTAGAGATTAACCCAGCTGGAGAGTTGCCTTCGCTTCCCGAAGCATCTGCTGTTATACTTATTTCTAATATATTTTCTTCCCCGTCTAATAAAATAGCATCCTCTGAAGTTGAATATACTACCTCCGCTGAGATATCATTTTCTAATACTTTTACCTTAGTTCCTGCAGGGGTTATTCTGTTTCCACCTTGACTTAATACTATTGACTCATCTGTTCCATGGTCATTTTGAAGAGCACTTGAAAGATTAAACCTTATATAATTTGAAAATTCCGTAATTGAAGAATAAGCAATACTCTCTACATTATTTGTTCCACGTCCGATAATGATAGAACCAGAGCTTGTAAAGCTTGTTATCTCATCTCCATAGATTAGGGTGTCTCCTGCTTTAGGACCAGTTAAACCACTGTATATGGTTGTTTGAACCTTAGTTATCGCAGAGTCACCTATAGTTACATAACTAGTTGCTGTTTTAGCAGGATTTCTAACTAAGCCATATTCTGATGCTCTATTATCTAGGTCTGTTCCAGAAGTTGTATTTAATGAATAATTCCTGATGATCTCTAGCATTTGGTAGTATTGCTCTGCATCCTCAAGAGCTGAGGCCTCCATTAATGTTGAAGTTACCGATCCAGGGTTTACACTTGAAATCGGAGTATTAGAAACTATATATGAAATCATATCAACGAGTATTTCTCGCCAGTCCCTCGGTTCGAATGCCATTATTAACTCCTTACTTTTATATATTTTTTATTTTGGATAAGATAAATATTCATAATAATTAAATCCTTACGCTTCTACTAACTGTAACGGGATTACTTGACCGGTGGATTTGATTTTTGCAAATATATTAATAAGTACTGAGTTACCATCAATGGTTACATATACTCGTGTACCTTTTTCTACTCTAGAATCCTCTAGCAATTGTTGAAGAATTTCTGATTTAAGAGTTGTTGCCCTGAACGTATTTTTTTCACCTATATTTAATGCAACTCCAAATTTAGTATGGAGCTTATAAGAACTCTTCTCTACTCCAAGCCTTATCCCAATCATTTGTAAAACGGTCTCAACCCCTGCAATTAAATCAAGATCTCCAGTATTTGTTATAGCTAAATCTTGTTTACTATCTAACCCAATATCTACACCTAATGCTTTTTCGGGCTCTGGGAGGTTTCTGGTTATTTGATAATCAATATTTCTATAAATACCTTTAATAGAATTATCTTCTAAAGATTCTTGAGGAATTAATATTTTATCATCATAACTCAACACCCCATCTCCTGCATCCTCTGCAATATATGGGTATTTTAAATTATTGAGTTTTATTACTTCTTCAAATTGATCAGCAGAGCCTAGCTCTCTAGCTGCTATATCCTGGATTGTGTCTCCTACTAATATTTGAAGAGATTTTGTACTGTTTACATCATTGTTTTTTTCAAAAAAGTAATCATTATTAAAAGCAATCCTTTCTATTGATTGCTCTAATTTTTTAAATGTGTTTAAAACTGTTCTATCTTCATATGTAGGTTCTCGAGGAACTTCTGGAGAAAAAGCACTACTTCCACCTGAATAAGCATTATAAGCCGTAGTATCTATCCCACTCTTATTCGCTAATTTATCTCCAATATCCCTTAATTGGCTTTTTAAATCCTTCATGAATTTTCTAGGAAGGTCTAAAACTGTAGTTAATCCATTTTGAAAATCTTGTATTGCAAGTTCTAATTCATCTAATGGATCCAAGATCTTACTTCTTATATCTCTGTCTATAGAGGTTAGAAGTTCTAAAGATCCATTAATTACCCCTCTACCTACACTGATAACATTGGCTACAGATTCAAAAGCATCATCTATCCCACCTAATATCTGGTCAAAAGCTGATGCATCTTCGGTTTGACTAGTTGTTCTATCTATTGTTTTAAGAACAATGGTGTATTCATACATCATAGGTCTAGATTTATCTTTCTTCAAAGAGAACCTAGTACACTCAACTATGAAAAATTCCTGGTCTTTGAAATTATAAAAATGGAGATTCATGTCTCCATTAGAAGGATTTTTTTTATGTTCTGCATAACTCCTGATGAAGTTTCTTAGATCATGAAATTCCTTATAACCGGAATTCCCTTTACCAAAAATTATATTTCCATTTTTATCTATCCCACCCATTCCTCTCTTAGGATGTACTCCAGTTACTCCATTTAAAACAATATCTTTCATAATAGAACCTTGGTGTTCTACTGTGATTCCTTTAGGAGTTGGAAAAAATTGAATAGAAAAATCTTCATCTTGTTGAAATGTTTGAGGGTTAATTTGGAGATCAAAAGAGTGTCCACTTATTTTAGAAGAACCGCCTACTACCTTGAATCCGTATCCTCCTGACTTAGCAAACATCCTATTAGGATCTGAGCCAAGATCATTAAAATCTTCTAGATATACGTTAGCTGCTTCTTCTTGGGTTAAACCTAGATTGGTTAATAATCCACTAAATGCATCAGCTACCTGGTTCTTTATGGCCAAAAAACTCATTTATTCCCTCTTTACTCATTGTAATAAATCACCATCCCTTTCTAAATTAGTTAAGAGATAACTCCGCTTATAACTTCTGCGTTATCATTAATGTGATCGCAAATTGCAGTACACATACCTAGTAATTCAGTGGATACATTAGGGTACCCAACTGCTGCTTTAACAGCAGCGGCCATTACACTTCCTATTAGGCCACTAATTGTACCGCCTGTATTCCAGGCAAGTTCTGGTGGTATTGTAGGTGGATTTGGAATTGGTGATGTATAAGTTACTATTCCAGTTGCCATTATATTATCTGCAATTGCAGTACAAAAATTTATTAGTTCTGGTGTTTCACTAGGAAAACCTGAATAATTAGCAACTAAAGCTGCCATTGAAGAACCAGATAATCCAGAAATTGGATGGGGCCCTGGTATTGTTCCATATGTTGCACTACCATTTTGAACTTCTTCAACTATCCCCTGTGCAAAGCCTTCAACTTCCTGAGTAGTGCCTGATTGGTTAATTCCTGTAACTATATCTTGTGCTAATTGAGTATAGTTTAGGGCCATTAGATTCCACCCTTCACAAATGTATAAGGGTGTTTTGCTTTACCTTTTAGCTTACCGTTCACCATCCAACGCACCTGACTTCTTGTAACAGGTAGACATTTTTCACATTCTTGTTCTGATATAAATGTATTAATATAAATACCATCTTTATAGGCACTTATTGAATTTCGTAAAACATAATCTCTCTGTGCTATCTTTAAATGCCTAGGAAATTTATTATCTAATGAAAACACATACTCTTTATGGGATAGTTTTGTCTTTTTAAGACACTTATTAACATTAGATCTACGAAGACCTAATGTGTCACAACATTCAACTTGTGTATCAAATTTTCCAACAAGACCACCGATTATCTTAAAAACATAAATAGCTGTTCCACCACGTTCTCTACTGTGCTTCAAAGATGTTCCTTTTTTCTTATGATAGACATTCTTCAAAGTGTTAGAAATTTTATTATTCATTTCTACGCCACCGTTACAACCATCACCAACAATTGTTGAATTATAACCACTCTTCATAGTGTCCAAGTTTTTAATGGTAGATATCTCTGCTTTGTTTGCATCTTCGATAGAATTATATTTCTGT